TAGGGTGTCAGGAACTATATGGAAATGAAACAGTCTCAATAACTGGTAAGACTGGTTCATTTGGGGTTAAGATGTATCGCACCGATAACTTCTTCTAATTTACTTTTTGTTACCCATCTTTCTTGCTTGACCCAAAAGTTTCAGGGTTGAACAACAACAGCAACAGCACAATATTAACATACCAGGGAAAAACCATGGTGGAAATGGAATTGGGAATCCTGGGTGCATATCATAGAACTGCTTACCCCAGTAAAGCAGGATCATTGTGAACATACAGCTGACAGACATCATGAATGATGAAACCTGTTTGAACTTACCCTTGTTTGATACATCAGGAATTGGACTGATAAAAAACCAAAGAGAAGACATTGCGGCACCCATCGTGAGTGATTTAATGTAGTCTGAGATTTTATTCCCGTATCTGATAATATGTCTTGATACCAGCTACACCATGTAAGAGATACTGTATAGTTCTAATCGCACCCGAGCAAGTTGAACACGCACAGCATGCTAAGGCTATTTTTGGTAACGAGCCATCCATTTCAGCTAAATACGTCATCACTATTATTGAAATTACTACACCAACTGAAGTAGATGAAGCGCTAGATAACGCTACTGTACTCATCTCGTATATAGTATTAACAGAAATTGTTTTCTAGATTTCTAAATGTAATCATATCAAATTCCCTGTGCTGGAGGTTTGAACCTCTACGCAGTCTAGATTTGATTTCTAAAAGTTCCTTAATTGTCTCATCATCCAGATTTTTGAAAAATTGTATCTTGGCCTCCATATCATCGAGTTCGTTATGTTCCTTGCGAGCTTGTACATATGGCCACGTATGTTTTCTCAAAGATGAAACTTCACTCTCAAGTTGGCGTATTCTAGGGAGGAGTACACGATTAATCATAACCTTTAGTTCATTAACATCACCCATCTTGATAACTCAAGGTTTACTATCTTTATACTGAGATATTCAGGGGAAAGAGATTTTATGTTGACCTATAGTAATATGCAGTACAAAGATCTGAAAGAAAAAGCCAAGAAGGCGGGTCTGCGAGTTACAAAGGATGTCCGCGGAAAGCGAGTCAAACTTACTGCTAAAGAACTCCGCGCCAAAATTAGATTGAATTTTGAGAATAGTGTCAAAAATGCTCAGCAAGTTATTCGGGTATGCAGAACTATTGTGGGTCCAGGTCCTCAAATGACAATGCGTCCCAGTGGTGTACCCCCACCTCCACCTCCACCTCCACCTTCTCAAATAGTTCCCAGGAAACCTCCCGTAAATGCCAAACGCGCGGCACTTATGGCTGAACTGAAAAATGTTTTGAAAAAAAAAGGTATGAAGAAAAATAATCTTACTAATTAGTATATTACGACTATGGCTAACAATAACCAGCCCGCGAACAATGCTCTCAACAACGGTGCCAAGAAGCTCCGTGAGATCGCTCTCAAATTAGCGACTGACGCTATTAACAAGGCGCGTGCTGCGAACGGTGGTAACAACGCCAAGCCCAACAACAATGCGAAGCCCAACAACAACGCTAAGCCCAACAACAATGCCAAGCCCAACAACAACGGCAACAAGCCCAACAACAATGCCAAGCCCAACAACAACGGCAACAAGCCCAACAACAATGCTAAGCCCAACAACGGCAACAACAAGCCCAACAACAATGCTAAGCCCAACAACAACGGCAACAAGCCCAACAACAACGCTAAGCCCAACAACAACGGCAACAAGCCCAACAATGGCAACAACAAGCCCAACAACAACGCGAAGCCCAACAACAACGCGAAGCCCAACAACAATGCCAAGCCCAACAACAACGCGAAGCCCAACAACAATGCCAAGCCCAACAATGGCAACAACAAGCCCGCCAACAATGGCAACAAGAAGCCCAACAACAATGCTAAGCCCAACAACAAGCCCGCGAACGCGTAAGGCTTAAAAAATATAGATATGATAGTAGTATGGGTTTAGGATGTTTCTGTCAGTCTAATGATAGAGACCTAAACATCAAACAATTAAAAGACCTCGCGAATAATTGGATCATGAACGATGAAAATATTGAGAAAGCACAAATACTCATATCCAATTTTTCTGAAAGTGTAAAAGAGGATGATGGTAAAAATCGTACTCATATGAGGAAAATGTGGTATCGTGAAATAGATGGTGACACATCTAAAAAATTAATACATATTTCCAAGTTATGTGTGGTAAACACTCTGTCAAAACATCTTGAATTGGAACATATTAAGAACATTTTGAAAGAATGGGAAGGTGATAATTTTGATAGCATACACTACACTCTTAACAATTACACCAAAAAGATGCGTGATGTGGAAGGTGTAGACCTAGTCTATTTTGATTCCATTGAAGATCTGGTTAAATTTGAATTAGGTTTAGATTTATATAAACGTCTCGTTCTAATTATACACTTTTTTGAAAAGTTCCAAGAATTTAAACGATCTGTATCCCAAACCTGTTAGACATAAACCGTTTGACACCTCCAGTAGTTGGAAAACTCCAGAGATACCAACGTGACCAAAAACCGGCCCCGTTGATACCGCTCATTTTCCAATCCTCTTTGTCACTCCGATTGACGTCTAACATTAGGTTCTGAATCTTATTGGGATCTCTCTCTGCTATAATACGTTTAGGTATCTGACCTCCATGACGTAATACATAGGAACGCATACGTGAGGGAGTCTTGTGTTTGGTGTAGTCTGAATATCCTCTTGCACCAAAATCAACAGTTTTACCGTCTTCTAAAATTGCCCTGAATTTCTTTTTAGAATTGGGGCTGCGAACAATCTTGACGCGCATACTTAATATCTACAAATATAATTTACTTACCGCAACCACAGGCACCAGTGGCGCAGTAGTTTTCCTTCTTGTCGTCACCGGGAAAGAGGAAGAGCTTCTCGGGACCACGCTTCACACGGTACAGGTGATCATACATGTGCAGCAGACCAATAGTGAGGGCGAGAGTCGCAACGACGACACCCTTAATCTTGCGAGCAGTGAAAGCATACGCGATGATAACACCAGCGATGATCATCTGAACGATGGTGAGCTGGGGGATGGCGGGCATCGTGAAACGATCCTTCATCTCCTTAGTTTCAGTGGTGGGGGCGGGGGCATACATAGAGGTCTTTGGGGTATAACCTGGCATTTATTATGTAAGGAGAAAATAATGTGGTACCTGGTTGGAATTCCGTTTGTATTGATCTGTCATGATTTCATGAAATTACCTGTAGATAGATTATACTTCCACAACTGGAAAAGACCATTTGTGGGTATGAGAAATACTCTGATAGACTTTATAGCTCATTCACCCACATACTCACCCTGGAATTTTAGGGGTCTGTGGTTGATCAAATCACATTATAAGCAGATACGTGAAGAGTTTGAAGAAGTTTCAAAAACTTTAGAGAAGACTATGTATCATGACGTAGATCCTTGGTTTGACAAAAATGATAACTACTATCGATACAAATTTGATCAGTTCCCTAAACTCAAAAGTCTTGTTAAACAGATACCATGTATTGATGAGTCTACGGCTTCATTCGCAGTTATGGATACTCCTATGACTCTATCACCTCATAGAGCTGAGACGAATCATTTACTTAGATATCATCTTACGATACTTGGAAATGGTGATTGTACTTTGTACACAGAAAGAGGGCCACATGTCCATCGTGAGGGTCAAGATTTCCTATTTGATCACTCAAGATACCATGAAGTTATAAAAACTGGAGACAGTAAACGGGTCGTACTCATCCTAGATGTCAAAAGATTTTAGGAGATGAAAAAAAATGACATTGTATTATATGAAGATTAGAACGATACTTATCATATTGTTCGTAATACTGCTACCGTTTATTCTGAATTTATGGAATGGATATCTTAAACCAGCTCAGAGTGGTAAGTTTAAGGAGTTGGATTGTAGTATAATATCTAACAGTCTAAATCCATATGTAAATGACATCATACACATCGCACAGAACCATGGCAATAAATCCGCATCGGGTGCAGTTGAAGGTTACAAGATCACTCGGGGTACAATTAAGGAAAAATTACCACAAGTATTCAACTTGATAGATGAATATGTATCTAAGATTAGAAATGATAAAACGAAACCAGCTGACTGTAAAAATGAACAATACTGTTGGTTCCTGAGACTGTACAACAAAAGTGGTCACTACATTGACTGGCACTTCGACAACAATTTTACTGGTGGTAAGAGAAAGACGTATGTGTGTAACATATACACGAGTGAATGTAATACATCACATCTCATGACTAAGGATCGTAACGATAAAGTGAAAATTAACGAGAGTAAAGCTGGGAAGGGTGTGGTATACAATGGTAGCGATGTTAAACATTCAGTTTCTAAGCAACAAAATGGGTGCACTCGTATATCTCTAATTATTCCATTATATGAGAATGATTCAGTGACCCCATTAGGTTGGTTTCGTAGGATGGCGCGTAATATATCTGATAGTGTTTTGAAATTATAAGTGTTTTCGGCAAACTGCGCTATACATGTCACTCCCACCAATGAGTTCTAGAGTTTTATCAGCCACCATACGCTTTGTGAAGGGTCCAGGAGTTCCGTCGTTACAGCACATACACAAAGCCGAAAGTTTAGTGACGTCACAAGCAAGTGGGATACAGTCTAAAATTTCACCAAATTTCCTTTGAAAAGAGTCAGCATCAAGACCTGCTATAATTACACTCTTTTCACAGTAAAGACAGCACTCAACAAACTTCTTCAATCTAGGGAAGAACTGTGCTTCATCTATCGCTATGATATCGGCATCATGAAACGATAAAGTATCCGTGACATCAAAAAGATCATAGGTTTTGAAGCAGTCAAATTTGACATTGTCGTGCGTTTTAAGAACTTCATCAGGGGATCTGGTATCTTTGGAAGAATTTATGACCAAAATCTCTTTTCCAATAACTTTCAGACGCTTAAGTCGACGAATCAGTTCAGATGTTTTACCTGAAAACATATTTCCCATAATTATTGACAACCCCATCTCACCTGATTATTATAATCTTGTATTTTTTATATGGGTGAACTTCACAAATGTATCTTCAACGGCCACAGGGGTTACTACAATCCTAGGACGGGGCGCGTTAGATTTGGAAAGTGTATATATTCCAGTATCGCGTCGGCTATAAAATATCTCAAGTGAAGATAGATGAGGAAGAAGAGTCTTGTGTTTAGTTGGTGGTTGTGGGCTTTATCCGTATCATATTATTTGGGTTTTAATCCCTATTCTCCTTTATTACCTCTATTATTAGCGGTTGGAGTTGCTGTGTACACCACATCTATTAGATTTACAAGTGATTATCACTGGTCTAAACGGGTGGTTATAATTGGGTTGGAGATCCTATTTGCATTACTCAGTTATGTAAAAGATCCAACCAGGTCTCTTTTGAACACAGAGGATGCGATATTCAACGTCGTGGTGTTCTTGATTTATCTCCTCCACGTTCATTTAAATGGTACAGACGTATTTACGTTGTACTTCAAAACGTTCCCGGAATCTCATCGTGGGGAGACGTTCGTGGAGCATGTGAAGAAACTCATGGGGCGACCTTAATAAACACGGGTTTCTCGGGTCTAACAAGAAATAGTCCAACTTGTAAGACCCTACGTGCGATTTGCGATCCAACTACGATCGTACTACTTTCCACATACTTGCGAGAGTTTGGTCTATGATGATCCAGTACCTTCTTCATAGATAGAATCCTTCTTAGAGATATATTATTACAATGTACTGTATTTAATTCCAGATTAACTGGCTCATCGTACCTACCCCATACACTGTTGAAAAATAAATCAATGTGTTTAGGTCTAGTATTATCGGTTATCATCAGAGAACATGTTCGTCCCATTTCTATTCTATGTGATAAAAAATATCACTAAAAAATAAGATGCCTCTCAGCGATGCAGCCATCACCAAGAAGGTGGGGCAACTGCGTAAATCTCAAGGTAAGATCTATGCACCTCTCAAATACTTCAGGGGGCTTACAACTCTCGGAGAAGTTGAGGCACGCTATAAGAAAATGCTCAAG